GTGTCTCCAGCAGATGTGTCCGAGAAGGGTTCAAAAGTGGTTGCCGTGCAACGACCACTAATATTTAACTCCTTGCTAAACGATATCCTTTCTTGATCACCGTCAAACTGAGCGTAGTTCGTCGGACTTGCATTGCCATCTTCCTTAACTTTAATAGCCAGTTTTCCTGTAGGCGCAACACCCAGATCAGGCGTTTGAAATAATATTTGCGCTGGCGTAAATTCAGTTCCACCACTAATGGTTGTAAGAGCAGAAATTATTCCGTGAGTATCAGTTGTGCTTGGTGAAGCGGTGGTGTGGTCTAGTACCAAATTTGGTCCCAACTGACCATCGTCTGTGTGTCTTATAGTAAAAGTATCTGTTTCAGCAATTATATCGCCATTGCCATTTGGTGTTAGCAACAAGCTTCCATTTGTATCTGTCGTTGAGATAGTGTTTCCATCAATAGTAATATTATCAATGGCGGCTGATGTAGTAATATTAAGTACGCCACTGGCATCTAGAAAAGACATCTTTTCCGCAGGCAACGTGCAGAAAATAGTTTTTGTGCCAGAACCCCAATCAACAGCATTGTCACTGTTACTAGACTGAAGTATGGTTGTTCTTGCTAAAGTCGTGCCAGAAGAGGTGTACGTTCCAACGCCTACTTCAAAATTAGTCCCGTCGCTGCATGCGTAATATGTAGTGTTGGAATTACCCACACTAGCAAAAGTCTCAAACCCCGTTACCGCACCAGCCAATGTATAGGTGCCTGTCCCGGTTGTAGTAGTTGTTTCTTTTACTCGGTCTTTGAGAACAAGCGCCATATTAGTTCAACTGAATACTTAGGTTACCCGCGTTAATACGGAAAATATCGCCAGTGGCAATTGTCTTAGGTGCATCAAGCTCACCAATAAAATAAATATTTCCGCTACTAGATGCGCTAGCAATAAATACATGCGTAATTGTATTGTTTGTTCCACCAGAAGCTGGAAACTCAATCTGCGTTGTCGTAGCCACTTGAGCGTCAGTGCTAACTGCTGGCACTGTCCATGTTGAGGCCGCTCTTTGCACTCTAGCGTAGTTTGAAAAGGTAGCTTCTGTGACGGAGCCGCCTTCTGCGCTGCTTACCGCAGTTGCTAGGCCGACGTAAATATTATCGCCGGGACTGGCGAAAGACTCCGTGTTGTTCTTAAACAGAAACTGCAAAAGGGCATGTTCCGTATAAGTGGTTGCTGCATTAGATGTCGCCATGGTCTTTTACTCCTTATGAACGTGGCCTATCAGGTAGACCTCTCCTGTAGGCATCAGTGTTCTCTCTAGCTTCTGCCAAATCCTTTAGTCGTTGAACTTCTTGCATAAACCGCTGCTCGTACAACTGCATCATGTCTGGCTCCCCTTTCATGTAAGTATATGCTTCGACAAGCGTACCATAAAGAAGAGCATTAGGTGCATTAGTGCTAACCCAAGTAGTCTGACTATCCGCACCCGGAGATGCCGTTATGCTGGCAGGTCTGTAAAAATAATGTAGTTCCACCGTGTACGCTGCATCTGGTGTGGGTCCTACAATAATATTGCTTACGTCAAATATACCATAATATTGAGGAACCGAAGTTTGTGCATAGTCCGTACTGTACTGTTGTACTAGATTAACGTCTTTAATTTTTAAAAAGTCTTCCTTACCCGCAGTAGTAATACGAAGAGAAAAAGGGGCTAAAAAGTCATCGGGAAGTGTTAAAAAAGAATCGTTTTGTGCTAATGTCGAGGTGGCGTTTTTCCTAAAAAACTCTAAGTCAACAAGCGTAAAAATCCTATCTTCAGCACCCCGTATAAAGACGGGAAGGTTTGTGACGAAAGTGGTTTCGTCATTTTCAGTGTAATCCTGAATAGCTGTTTTTATTTCTGCGTATGTAAATGCCATCTATACCCCCAACGAAACTGGGCCTGCGGTGGCTTTTCCACCGCCTCCGCGTTGATTACCTGTAACTGAACTATTCGCCACGGAAACAGTATAAGTATTAGCATCTACCACCGTAATTGTATAGCCAGCGGCAGCTTCTATTGTCGCTTTTGAAAAACCATCGAATCCTACAACAGACCTAAACCTAACAGTTGAACCCGTTCCCCTGCCATGATTTAGCTCATAAATCGTTAAATTTCCCGCACCGCTGCCAGTAGTACTATGAGCAGATACCACAGAAATAGTGTTCCCCATAGCGTTCCCATGCACAGTGCAATAATATTTCAATGAGCTAGGTGTGTCTGCATCTACAACAATAGCAACAGTTGCACCGGAGTTACCCGCGCTTCCAGTTGTAGTAACACCTGTCGTATAAGAATTATCGGAGCTATCCTTAAACGCCAGAGGATGCCCGGATACCGTATTGTCTGACACATCAAAAGTGTAAGTTATTCCTCGGGTAAGACTTAATACCGGATTATTTTCGCCGCCAAGTACAAAAACATTTGAACCACTAACCGACGCAACAGTTACAGGAATGGTTACGGCAGAAGACGTTGCAACTGAAATTATGTTGCCCATCGCGTTTCCGTGGGTAGTACAGTAATATCTAAGTAAGCTAGGGGTATTATCATCTACCACGAGAGTGACAGTTGCTCCGGTGCCTCCCGGGATGCCGTCAGAGGTAACGCCAGTAGCGTAAGTATTACCAGAACTATCTTTAAAGCGTAAAGGGTGTGACCCTGCGGTGCCGTTAGACACATCAAAAACATATGTAGTGCCCCTGTTTAACGTCAGGGTTGGCTTATTTACCCCATCAAGAACAAAGACATTTACGCCGCTAACTTCTGCAACAGTTACAGCGATGGTGACAGTAAGAGGATTAGGGGCAGGGCTTTCAAACGAGTTTAAAGGCAACAATCGTTCTACTAAAACTTCATTACGCTGATCCGGCCTTGGATTGCGTAAAGTTTCAGAATCCGTGGTCGTTCTAGGCGGCTCTAGCTGTGGCTGTTTTTCCTCATACTCGTCCGGGCCCACTTTAAGACCATTCCACTCAACAAGCATGTCGCTCAATCTGTACCTAAATCCAGACCTATCCGAGTATCCCCATGCTTTTGATCCTGCTGCGTATCTAGCCATTAATTTACTCTAAGATAAGAAATACTAGGTTGTAGCTTTAAGGAAACTCTGTTTGTGTCTTCGTCTGCGGCTCGTTGAAACTCTTCTTCATAAACATTCTTTAGTAATTGAACTCTTTCTGGTGCTTTTTTCATTGACACATAATACGCCACACCAGCTACAAGACATGGCAAAAAGCGATAAGGAGCATCAGCTATGTTAGCTAAATCTTTAGCATCCTCAATCCTATCCACATAGTTGTACACAAAAACCTGCGTGGCATCATCTGGAGAAGGCCACAAGCTAACCGTTGGTGTTGTCTGACGGTTATAATAAAACTGAGTCGGTCTTCCATTTGTTGTCTTGCTAGGAATGGCTAAGTACTCTGACCTAGATACTCTCGACACAGGTAAATCGCTAGTAACCCCCGTGGTAGCTACAGAACTTGTCAAGAATACTTTTGTAGAAACACCATTTACAGAAGCTGTATGAGCCGCCGCCGTGGTAGAATTTGATGCTCGAGTCACTGTTAATATTTTTGTAGTCGTGTCAATCGCCGTTACTGTCATCTGCTCATGTTCTATTCGTATGACATCGTCCACAGTAATTGAGCTAACGTCATCAACCGTTACAGCGGTTGCAGTGTCTGTTATATCGGCGCTAAGAGTAGTTAAATTTAAAAAAGTTCTAATAATACCGTCCAGTATGTCAGACTGACTCGCTGAAACTGTGTATGTTTCCTGATTAACATTTAAGTTAATAGTGCCTTCTTTGATCGTCCACATGTTAAGACCACGGTTCGCCCAATCAGCAAACATCAGGTTAATAGAACGCTTTGCAGTCCTCATGTCGTAGCCAGTGCGAACCTCAAGGCCACATCTTTCGTATGCTTCTTCTATTATTTCAGCTACATCAAGGTTGAAAACGCGAACCCCGGAGGTGGTAAAAGGCATTTACTTTTTCCTCTTTAATGATTTAACTCTACGAGGCTTACCCGCTGGTTGTCCTAATCGCTTCTTCTGCGATATTCTACTACGTTTTTCTGCGGCTGTCATTTCTTTGGAGGTTTTGGGCGTTTTAGAAGACACACGCTTACTGGGGCGGCAATATGGAGTACCCCGTTTTTCACCCTTGCCACGCCCACACGCTTTTCCCGTGCGAACATCCTTCCATTCTTCTTTAAACCACCGCTTGAGAGCCGCACCTTTTTTTGTCTTTCTAACTGCCATGTTTAATCTATACCTACAAAATCATCCCAAATAAAAACACAAACAACACGATAGAAACCATTATAACTGTCGCGACAAGAGCCACTTGTTTCACCGCCTCTTCAAATGCTCTGGCTTCCTCCAGCTTTTTTCTTTTCACAGCGGCGGCGACCTCTTTAGCTTCTTGAATACGTTTTGCTCTTTCGTCTACTATACTCTTCCATGTCCCGTGACCAAACCTCATATCAACCATTGAGGCGACTTCTTGTAGTTTTTCCGCCGCAAGCTTCGCGTCTATAACTTCCTTTGCAACAGTGTCTACGCCAAACTGACTACCTAGGCTACCACCGGCTTTTTTATTTCTAGCCTGTTGCGCTTCTTTTTCCCCACGAAAAAGATCGTCTATCTGACCAGCAATCTGACCAATGTCCTGTACAGTACCTATATTACTTTTTATGAAAGCAACGGACTGCTGTACAAGTGCAATGCCAGTAAGGACTTCCGCTACAACCATTTTTATCTCTTTGGTACAGGTTTACAAATTGCGTGTATCTTTAATTTTTTCCCTTCTCCCACCGGAACGGGCGGTTGTTTGGAAAGTCTGGACGAAAAATATAGGCATCGGTCCATATCTATAAATCGTTGTGTCTTATCAATTAAGTTACCATTAAGGTACACTGCCAAAACAAACTCAATCACTACCTTAAAACTACAGGACCGCTATCAATATATTTTGGTTGTGCGGTACTTAAATGTTCCTCCCTTTGCTTTTTTCTTGCTGTTTCCCCAGTTTGCTGCACCGACTTTTCGACATTTGGCGATAGCCCCACTTGCATACGCTGACGGGAAGACCTTATATCTGCGTTTAACTTTTTGATAGCATGCATCTTTAGGCATTCCTTTTCTTCCTTTTCACACGTTTGGTTGCTTTTCTTCTGTTACTTAAAACAACACCACATCCTCTAGCAACACTGGAATTACTGGATGGTCTTTTCCGTTTTTGCGGTGGCTTTGATATCTGCCTTGCCATTGATCCACGCGAGATTGTCATTTTTCTTCTCCAAGAAATCATCCCATAAGACGCTTAACATCTTATGGTTTTCCGTGACTTTCATGTTAACCACGGCAACTTCCGTTTTTAAGTCCGTGACGGACATACCAATCCACCCACAGAAACCCAACAGGGCTACAATAAATATCTTATTGTCCATTAGCACTTCCACCTACGTCTGGCAGCGCAAATGCGCTTCTTGGGAGTTTTCTTACAGCTAATGTTATGCATTTTCATTTGTCCTGCTGACCTAGAACAATAAGACTTTTTACGCTTACCACCTCCGGGCTGCGGAGCCTTTAACTTAGACCCCGTCGCTCGGTTGTACTTAGCTCTTCCTTTGGCAGTAAGACCAGCACCTTTCGACGCGGGAAGTTTTTCCCCGCGTTTCACTGAAAGACTAACTGTTTTCTTCTTTCTTGCCGCCATGCCAGCTACGCAAGCATAATAGTTAAAATGCCACCTGTTCCAGTGAACACTGCGTGAACACCACTTTCGGCAATTATACCATCGTCGGGGATATAAACTTCATTATACCCAGTAGGAAAAGCACCTGTGAGTAAGGTTGCACCGCCATTACCATCAGTAATAGTGTAGGTCACTGCTCCCGTTGCAAATATCCCAAACGCTCTGATTCTTGCTCTACCGTTGAAAATAGTAGTATCAGAGTTAGCTACGGCTAATGAAAAGGCTTTTATTGGACCCGCCATTCTAGCCTCCTAATTAGCTTGCTGTATCAAAACCGATAATTTCAATCATGAAACGACCAGCAGTGTAAGTCGCATCACCAGTGCCTTGGCTTACAAGGTAAAGGTACTGATCCGCTGCGATGTCACCACCAGCAGTAAATGTTCCAGCAGCTTGTGTTCCGCCGTTAATGATAGATGTCTCTGTAAGATCACCAATAGCAGTGTCGTTAACGCCAGTGCCTTCAGTTGCAGAGAACAAATCAATATCTGCGGCTCCGCCAGCAGGGGCTTCTAGGCATGTCATCTTAACGCCAAAAACTGTGCCTTGATTGGCTGTAGTAACACGGGCGATGTAAGCAACGCCTGAACCGTCCTTACCAATAATGTCACCAGCGGTTCCACCATCTTTAAGACCCGTCAGATCAATCATGATTGTTGATTTAACAATGTTTACGTTAGTTGAAGTGTCGCTATGATCACGAACAACTGTGGTTATGTATACGCCTGCTGTACCTTCGATACCAGCACTACCAACAGCTTCTTCAGCCATTTTATCGCCGCTAGTTACGGTAATAGTGCCCGTAGTAGCGTTTTTTGTAAACATTTGGAAACCGTTTTGAGAGCGGACGGGACCGCTAAAAGTAGTATTAGCCATGCTTATCTCCTGTCGTGGCTAGTGTCAACCGCCCAATGCGGTTGTCAGGAATAAATCATTGTACAGTAAAAAAGGGCAGCATGGAAGCCGCCCTTTAATATCATTTTGCCTACACTTATGCGCCCGGTGAACCGAACACTGCGCGAGGATCTGAGAAGCCGAAGCTGTAACGCTCACGAGCTTTGTACCGCATGTTGCCAGTGTCGAAGTCTGGGTCCATTGCAGTTGACAGAGCCAAACGCTCAAAGTGCTTGAAGCCGTTTGGCGCATCAGTCTTGATGAAGAATGCGTCTGTATCAGTTAGGAAGTCGTTGACTACATAACCGTTTGGAAGCATGCCTGAAGACTTGATTGCGTTCGTGTCGTTGTCGGCTGTTCCAACCCGAAGATTAGAGACAAGCAGACGCTCGGCAACAAACTGAAGCTGGCGAGGAACGATAAGCTTCATGCCACGAAGGGCAATAATCAAACCGCGCTCATCAACAAAGCCAGCGATGCTGATTAGTGAATCTTCCAAAGAAGTTTCATTAAGGTCAGCAGCCGTGATTGGCTCATTGTTGAATGTGCCACCATTCGTAAGCGGGTGGTTAGCGTCGCAGAGAGCAACACCGTCACCACCAGCGAAAGCGCCAGCGGAGAAAGCGTTGTTAAGAACTGCGGCAGCTTTAACCTGCTTTGTGTGCGCCATTGAACGAGCAAGGGCACGAGTGTACCTAGAAGCAAGACGATCATAAAGATTGTCCTCAACTGCTTCTTCAGTGATTGAGAAGGCCATTGCCACTGTCTCGTGGTTGTAACGAGCAGTGTAAGCTTC